AAGGCACTGGATTCTTGTAAGACCGGAAACTGCGCTTTCCATGCCGCTCTTGCCAGCCCAGTTGGTACCCTTCGTGATCAATGCCCAATCCGCAAGACTGCCCTCATAGGTGATGGTCTCCAGATTGGTACAGTAGTTGAAGCAATGCTCACCAATTCTGGTGACAGTGTGCGCCATCGTAAACTCTGTCAAGCCACTGCAGCCACCAAACATATAACCGCCGATCACAGAGCCTTCATAGCGTACAGATTGCAGTCTGGAGCATTCACGGCACACATAGTTGCCCACAGTGCTGACATTCGGCGGAACTGTAAGCGAAGTCAGTGCCGCACTCCAGAACGCACCGCCGCCGATCTCAGTCAGTGCCTGCGGAAGCGTAATACTGGTCAGCTTACCGTGTGCGCCCATTCCCGAATCATCTGGCAAGAAAGCACCGCTGCCGATATAACTGACAGTTGTCGGCAGCGAAACAGATTCCAGATTTTCGCATCGCATGAAAGCGTCATAGCCGACCGATGTGACACCCTCTGCGATGACGACAGTTTTCACATCGTCATTTGCATAGAACGGCGAACGATGCGAGCTGTCATACTCGTACATCGCTCCGCTTCCTCGCAGCAGCACCTTACCTGTGGAATAGCGAACATAGAATACACTTTCACCACACTGTCCCGCTTCAACAACATCGCCGATATCCTCAACAGCTGTCTGAAGCGCGGCGACCTGATTTGCAAGTTCTTCATTCTCCGCCTGCAATTCTTCCAGCGTTGCATTGATCTGCGCCATTTCCGCAAGCATATCCGTCACCTTGCACTTGCCGAGGATGCATCTGCAATATCCGCAGACGTTCCTGTCCTCATGATAATCGAACCAGTCACGGTCAGAGAGCGATGCCGCACCCGGATTCAGGCGCACCGCATACATGAGCAGTCTCACATGATCCTCGTCCTGCGGGATAGAAGGCAAGCCCGGATTCTCCGCAGGTGTACCGGGGAAAAGGCGCAGACTCACATTGCGGACAGCTTCTGTCGTATCCAGATAGATCGCAATACCGACATAGCGAGGGAGTGATTCGTCCATATACTCGGAAAGGTCGATGCTGTATCGTGCATCGTTGATGAAATAATGACCGTCGATCCACGCCTTACCGGTTCCGACAGTAACAGAAAGCCCGCTGCCAGCGGAAAGGTCAAAGCATCTGCCATAGTTGTCCTGAATGCCGTTGCAAATGATGCTGCCGAGATAGTCACAGAAGTTCTCGGCGGTATAGGTGCGGTCGAGGTTTTTTGCGTTAAAAAAGCCAAAAGAAAATGCCATACATCATGCCTCCTTGAATGTTGGTGTCAGGCTCCTGCCGTTCTGGTCGAAGCCCTCAATCATGCCGATGAGCTGGATTCTCGGTTGTATCATACCGAAGCGCCGGTGCTGCACTGTCACATAATCGCCGACGGCATAATCCTTGTTATACACATATTGTGTGTTGTGCGCAGCGATCTCCGATTCGGATACCGTTTTCGGCTGCACCAGCCGTTCCGAGCCTCGCGTTTTCAGCAGCTCGATGTATTCCTCCTCCGGAATCGGGACGGACTGCCCGTCGATCTGCTGTTCTTCTGAAATATCGTCGGCATCCACATAGACCTCATATCTGTCGAGATATGTCGGCTCAGTCTGGATATAGTATGTCGTGCGCTTGCGGGCATCACCTTCACCATGACCGAGAATATACGCGAAATTACGCTGAATTGCGGCATCTTCCGCATAGCTGAACGACAGCAAGTTGCTGTATGCGTCGGAGAATACAATATGGGGATTGTCCTCCTGCATCACGCTGCGGTCGGTGCCTTCCGAGAGGTCGAGCAGCATTTTATAGGTCTCGCCAGTATCTTTTACCAGCCGGATATTTGCCGTGCCGCCAATTTTCTCGCAGATCGTATACATCCATTCCATCAGGTTGGCGTAGCTGACCTGCAGCTTGACGGTTTGCTCCCAGCAAGCGCCGGTGATGTCTCCGAGCGACAGTCCCGGAATCTTCCGCCCCGCTGAATTGATCGCATTCTGCGTGACAGCCGTCCTGACGATACCGGAATACGCTGTCAGTGCCGTAAAGCTCAAGGTCGGGTAGATGATGCGGCGCTCCAGCAGGCACATGAGAAAGCGCCCGCGCACCGTCAGATAATCGCCGTTTTCAGCATTGGTGTCGATCTGCACGGATTCGATTAGTCCGAAGTGCTGACTGTCATCATCGCGCCCGATGATTCTGCCGGTCTGGAAAATATCAATATTTCGGGGACTTGCTGCGATATACACCTCAAAGCTGCCGCACTTGTAGTATTCAATATCCCACAGTAGCGAAGAAAAGCTGTCGCAGATGGCTTCCAGTGTGATTGTCAGGGACGCGCCGTCCGCGATCATTTTGTAAATTTCGATCTGCATATCATACCCCCAGATAAGCGTTCGTGTGGACGATCTTCACCTTGAGGTTCTGCAAGCCTGTGCCGCGCAGATAAAAGCGGTTCTTTCCCTCACGCAGCGTCAGCCATGTGGAGCCGGAAACCAGCCGATTGATGATATTCGTCTTGATGCCGCCGCGATCCAGCGTGACGGTCTTATTGCCGGTCTTGGTGGTGATCGTAATAATGTCGCCTGCGAGAATATCTCCGGTGATTTGCAGATACTCGTCCGTGTCTGCGTTGTACAGCGTCGGTGAACGTGCATCGGCGATCGCCTCAATCTCCAGCGTGAAGCCGGTTTCATCGCCGTCATTGATGATCTCCATGATGTTCTGTGTGTTATATTTGCCCAGAACAAACGGTTCCGGATTGCTTTCGGTCGGAAACGGAAATGTGAATGCGCCGGTGACCTGACTGTAGTACGCCATGACCGATTCCGTGGAATACCAGTAAATGTCCGGGCAGATGATAGAAATCTGACCGCTGACGAACTGCTCGAAGTTCTCCACCTCGCAGGTCTCGACATAGCCCTCCGCGAACACATCAATGTTCGCTGTTTTATAGAAGATTTTGATGTAGCGGGAGGGCTTCACCACCTTGTACAGTTGATGGCGGCGTTTTTCAATACCTGTTCCTCGCATCTGGAACTGAATGACAACATTCCGCTTCTCGATAAAGGCGTTGTTCAGGTAGCTTCCGTCCATGCCCGCATAGCTGGAGGTACTGATCGTGCCTGCAGGCGGCGAAAGCCCCTCGATCTTGTTGAACATGAACTGATTTGCTGTTTTGGAGAGGTCAACACGCTCTCCGGCTTGATTTTCGAGGATAAGAGTGTAAAACATAGGTTGCACCTCCTTGCTTTTTCAGGATATATGATGTATAATATGGTTATGTAAGGCGGAGGGGAAAACCTCTGCAAATCAGAATTTAGCAAGGTGATTGTATGTATAAACTATTTGTCTATGCTTATCTTTGGAAGCTAAATTTAAGTGACGGTCAAGCATATATGGATTTTCTTGATAAACTATTCTTGAATGATTCAAATAATGATGTATTACTCGAATTAGAACTATGTACCGATGTTGATAAGTCGTTTTTAAGAATAAAAAGATATTTTGATTATGAAATAGATTATTTTGATACTGATTTGTTTGGGAAAACATTATTTCATGAGCTTTACAAAATATCTCATTCTGAAGTAGTAAGCTTAAAGTTGTTTACTACCAAATGCTATGAATTGTTTAATATCCTGCCTTTGCGTGTTGATGGTTACGAACAACCTTTTAATTCACTGAGTTATATTGATGATATGATTGAGTATAATAGCTTAATGGAAACAAAGGAAGCAATTGAAAAAATGCTGACATTTTATAACCGATAAATTCCAATTTGTAGGGCAGATAAAGGGCAGGCACAAAGCCCACCCTCATCATGTTGCCCCCAGCGCATTCCTTGTCTGCCTGTAGATTTCCAGCCGTGACAGCGACTTCGGACTATTGTTTGTCTGATTCACTGTGCGGCTGTTGTCATTATTGTAGTTGTTGATGACTGTCGTACCGACGCTGCCGTCCAGCATCGCACCGGAAATACCGTCCAGCTTCATGCTAAGACCGGATTCCATTGTGAGCTGCATTGCATCTGCAACACCGGACACCGCCTTTTCCACATATTTCTTGCTCTGGTTGATACCCTTTGCAAGTCCCTTCATGAAGTCCGGCATCCACTCCTCGAACGATGCCAGCGCTCCTTTCTCCGGCACGGAAAAATGCAGGTAATCGGAGATCGCACGAGCCACGTCAGCGACTGTATTGATCAGGTTGCCCAGCATATAGTTCAGACCGTTGATGAGGTTCTGCATGAGGTCGCGTCCCCAAGACCACGAACTGTTCACCTTTTCCATGACAGCGTTGTAGACACTGTTCATGGCGCTGGTCACCGCATCCCGCACACCACCGAGCCTGTCGCCGATACCGCTTTTCACGTTATCCCAAATGGACAGCACGGAGTCCTTGACCTTGTTCATCGGGTTCCGTACAATATCCGGCATAGCGTTCCACACTGTAGACATCACAGATTTAATGGCATTCAGCGCCGTGTTCACGACACCCTTTGCAGCGCTCCATGTGGTAGAAATGACATTTTTAATGTCAAGCTGCCCTGTGTTGATCAGCGTTTTCATTGCCGACCAGACCGCCGTCACAGTTTTCTTGATACCATTCAGCGCGGATTCGATAATGGAGCCAGCCGCCTTCCATGTGGTGGTGATTACATTTTTGATGCCGTCGAGGGAATCCTTGATCACGCCTGCGATCTTTTTCCAGCCAGCAAGTACATCCGCCTTGATGCCGTCGAGCACCGCAGCAACAGAGCCCTGCGACTCTGACCACACGGTTGTGATTGTCGAGAACACATTCTGCATGAAATCCTTGACCGTGCTGACCACATTCGTGAGCGCGGTCTTGATAATATTTGCGACCGTTTCGGTGATTTTTGTCGAAAAGCCGGTCAAAGTGTCGGTCACGACTGCTTCATTTGCTGAAATACCGTCCGCCAAGCCCTGCATGAAGTCCGGCATCCATGATTCAAAATCTGCGAGAGGACCTTCATCCGGTACAGAAAAGTGCAGGAACGACTTGATCTTGTTCGCTACACCCTTGACCGCATCTGCGACCTTGTTGATACAGTTTTTGATTCCGTTCACGATGCCATTGATGATGTCTGCGCCCCACTGGAATGCCTGCGATGCAAGCCCCTTGATGAAGTTGACAGCGGCATTGAAGCCGTTGACAATGGTGTCCTTGATTGCCGTGATTTTCTGCGAAATGGCGGATTTGATGCTATCCCAGATAGAAGAAACGGTCGTCTTGATCGCGTTCAGCACATTGCTGATCGTAGTTTTGATGCCGTTCCAGATGTTAGAGACTGTATTTTTGATGGCATTCAGCACGTTGCTGATAAATCCGCTGATCGAATTCCAGATAGAAGAAACAACGGAATAGATTGTATTTAGCACCCCGGAAATAAATCCGGAGATCGCATTCCAAACATTCGTCACCACATTGTGGATTGCATCCAGCGCCGTCGATACCGCAGTGCTGATCGCATTCCAGATCGTTACGAAAAAGTCGTGAATACCCTGAAGAATCGGAGTGATGAAACCGACAATCGCATTCCAGATCGTGGTAATCTTTTCATGAATCCAGTCCATGACCGCACCGATGATGATCTGGATTGCCTGCCAGATGGTTTCAAACAGATAGCGGAAGGCTTCAAGAAGCGGAGAGATAATGTCATAAATCGTCTGCCATACCGTAGTGATAACAGACCAGATCGCATTCATAACCGTGGTGATTGCGGTCTTGATCGCATTCCATACGAACTCGATAACTGCCTTCACCATATTGACCTTCTCGGCTACCGCGTTATAGATCGCAGTCCAGATGCCGACAAAAAAGTCCTTGATTGCAGTCCAGACCGTGGTGAAAAAGTTCTTGATGCCGTTCAGCACATTGGAAACGAATGTGGTGATGCTGTTCCAGATATTGACGAAAAAGTTCTTAATGCTCGTCCAGACACCAACCCAGAAGTTTTTGACCGTTTCGAGGTCGGTGCCGAAAATATTACACAGCAACTCGAATGCACGCTTCAACAGAGAAGTGATCGCGTTCCAGATGCCGCTGAAAATTTCCTTGATACCGTTCCACGCCTGTTCCCAGTCACCGGTAAAGATGCCGATAAATACATCGAGAATACCGAGGATCACATCAACCACCGCCGAGAGATAGTCCGCAATGTATCCGAACACCGTCTCAAAGATCGGCGCGAGATAATTGCAGAATGCATCCCATACAGCCTTGATGACCTCGGTGATATTTTCAAAGTCAAATCCCAGCGCATTCAGGCGTTCAACGATGCCGGAGGTCAGCCTCTCGAATACACCCTTGATGCGTTCCCAGATCGCCGTAATCTTATTCCGGAAGTCCTCATTGGTACGCCACAAATGCACAAAAGCCGCCACCAGCAGCGCAATAACTGCAATAACGGCGACCACAGGTGCGGAGATACCGCCAATGGCAGCACCGAGCGAACTGAATGCCGCCTTTGCGCCCGCGATCATTGTCGGAAGATTGGAAATAAGCTGCATCAGCTTGCCCACACCGACCATAGTTTTGCCGATAACGACAAGGAGAGGTCCGAGTGCCGCCGCTACCAGTGCGATTTTGACAATGGTTTCCTTTGTCGCAGGCGACATGGCGTTCAGCTTATCGATGAAGCCCTGAATCCTGCTGACGATCGCACGGATCGCAGGCATCAGAATTTCACCGAAAGCAATGGCGAGCTCTTGTAGCTGGGATTTCAGGATCGTAAGCTGTCCGCCGAGGTTGTCCTGCATGGTTTCTGCCATACGCAGCGATGTGCCGTCACAGTTTTTGATTGCGCCGTTCAGCTTGTTAATGTCTCCGGGCGCGGCATTCATCAGGGCAAGGAAGCCGGACATAGCATTTTTGCCGACCAGCGCCTGTGCTGCCAATGCCTTTTCGGATTCGGAAAGCTGCGAAAAAGCGCCACGGCAGTCCTCCAGAATGTCATTGAGGTTACGCATGGAGCCGTCGGCGTTGGTGGTCTGGATTTCGACCTCACCCAGCTTCTCGCCGCAAAACTTCACATCGCCGGAAAGCGCTGTCATGATGGAACGGAGCGAGGTACCCGCCTGTGTGGACTTAATACCCGCATTCGCCATCAAACCAATTGCCTGCGCTGTATCTTCACAGGAGAAGCCGAGCGCACCTGCGATTGGCGCTGCATATTTGAAGGTTTCTCCCATCATGGAAACATTGGTGTTTGCGTTACTGGAAGCAGCCGCCAGCACATCAGCAAAATGACCGCTGTCGGCAGCAGATAAGCCGAAAGCGGTCAGTGCATCAGTTACAATATCCGAGGTTGTTGCCAAGTCCTCACCGGAAGCAGCGGCAAGATTCATGATGCCGTCAATACCGTTGAGCATATCTGTCGTTTTCCAGCCTGCCATCGCCATGTAATTCATTGCCTCGGCAGCTTCCGATGCGGAGAACTTGGTCTTTGCGCCCATCTCACGAGCCTTATCGCGCAGGGCATCGAGATCTTCACCGGTCGCACCGGAAACAGCAGCGACCTTGCTCATGGCAGAATCGAAGTCCGATGCCGTCTTGACGGCAGCAGTTCCCGCCGCCAGAACCGGAACAGTCACGTGGGTGGTGAGCGTTTCTCCGACATCAGCAATCTTGCCGCCGACCTTTTCCAGCGCTTCTCCCGCTTCACCCAGCTTGACCAGCGCAGTATGGGAAGCATCTGCCTCACGCTGGAGGTTCTGTAGCTCCTGCTCGGTTTCGATGATCTCACGCTGCAGCGCATCATACTGTTCCTGCGAAATGTCGCCACGGGCAAGAGCATCATTAGCCTGTTCCGCAGCGGTTTTCAGCGTTTGCAGCTTTTCTTTGGTAGCGGACACCGCATCGGCGAGGAGCTTGTGCTTCTGCGACAGCAGTTCTGTGTTGGTAGGATCGAGCTTCAACAGCTTCTGCACGTCCTTGAGCTGTGTCTGGGTGTTTTTGATGTTCTTATTGACACCTTCCAGCGCCTTCGACAGCTTGGTGGTATCACCGCCAATTTCGACCGTGATACCCTTGATTCTGTTTGCCATGCGGTTTCACCTCCTTTCAGGCGGTTGACTTTTTCAAGAATAACTGATATAATATACGCATAGAGAATGTTCTGTTCACTATAGAGCAATTGTAATTAGCAAGAAATTGGAGTGTGAAATTATGTCTTCATTTGAAATGTTTGTTAAAATTGAGAAGGAACTGAAAACCTATCTCGAACCATTAAAGAATGATTTTTCTGAAATAGGATTTGATTTTGAAATGATAGCCCCTTCCAATGAAATCGAGGAATCGTATATTGAAATTACAGGATATTCTATTGACGAGTATCATCCAACTAAAAAACAGCCTTTTATGATGCTCGTTATCACAAGTATTGATGACGACAATCAATTGCAGATACCTAATATTTTTTTACCAATGCCGATGCATCATTTTGGAATAGGTCTAAAAATGATAGATATTATTCGTAAAATTGCGCAAGAATATGATTATGAATTGTTTATTGTTGATATGGTAAATAGTTTTTTATAATAGAATGCGAAATAGAAAAGCAGCACCTTGTATTGGTTGTGATGATGCTGTTTGCATTACGGAAATGACCGATTTAAGTTACCACTATTAAAACCTATCAAAATCCGCCTGCGAAGCCTGTTCCGTCCAACCGTCGAAGTCATCATTCTCACGCTCGGTGAACATATCGTTGATGATTCCGATCGTCAGCAAATCCAGCTCGGTCAATGTCAGACCGAGCTGTTTGCATCGGAGCAGAAAAAGCGGTGTTGTCATCGGTCGGTCAGTCTGGCGATGTTTTTTTTAGATTCCGCCTGCGTTTCCACATTCAGTCCCCAGAGCTCGATGAGCTTCGGCAGCACCTCGTAAATGGAGAAGGTGTTGAAGCGTTCCAGCCATGCGTCCGGATCGGCAGGAACACCCTCCGGATCAGCGTGCTTTGCCATGATATACGCGATGTTCTCGAACACCTCAAGACTGTCAATGTCGAGCTGGGAGGATTCCTCATCGCCCTCCTTGACGGAAGTCTGAAGCGCGGCGAAATCCTTGTAAATGTCCCTGCGGAATTTGATGCGGTACATTCTCGGAATCGCAGCGCTTGCCTTGAACGGCACCTCGATGCCGTCAACTGTGATGTTTTTCTGAATAGCCATGTGTCCCTCCTTATTCGGCAGCAGCAGTACCGCTGATCTTGGAGGTGCTTGCAGTCCTTGTGCCGCTTCCGCCTGTGTTGGTCGTGCTGTTGGTAGCTGCCGCAGTCGGAATATAGACGGAGCCGTACCAGTTGTCGTAGGTGGTCTGATCGGTATTTTCGCAGGTCTTGGACTTCACCAGACCGGAAGGCAGCGCGGATGCCGTCAGCGACAGTGTCTCGGTCTTGACCTCGGTGCTCTCCTCCACAGTGCTGCTCTCTGTTGCGGGACGGGATGCCGAGCAGCAGTACAGCACATGACGGATCTTGTTTTTATCGCCGGAGAACTCGAAAAGCAGCGCAAACTGCGAAGTCTCCGCGTCATTTCGCTCGACCAGAACGCCCTTGCTGTCAAGCTGTTCACCGAGGATTTCAGTTGCAAAATCGGTGGTGATGAGTGCCACCTCCAGATCGCCGGTGTAGCCTGCGTTGTTGTTGATGACATAGTAAACGGTATCATCGGCGTAGAAATTCTCGTTTTCGCCATTGGCATCGATGGAAAGCGATACCGCACCGGGCAGACGGACAGGCGTTGCAAAGGTCGGCACACCATCGTCCGACCAGCCGGTAATCTTTGCCCAGTGAACCTTGTTCAGACCGAACTTGACCTTGTTCTTCTTCAGAGCCATTGTTATACCTCCATTTCGTACAGTACCTCGTAGAGCTTTTCGCTCCCGATGTAGGTTTCGGATTTCGTATAATAAATGTTGTGCTGCAGCAGCACTTCCTTCAGACGAGCTTCGGTGTCGGGCGACTTTTCATCGGTATACAGTTCAATATCAAGCTGTTTGAAGCTGTGATACATCAGGTCGTCTGCGCCGAAGGTGTTCTCGCCGGGGGGAAAGAAAAATCAGGAAGGGCGGCTTTGGTGACTCTCCCTCCGCAAAATGATGGTAGGCAAATGGGAGCCCGACCTCCATCATCATTTCATTGATCTCTTCGTATGTCATGACAGCGCCCCCTCGATCAGTCGTGTGAGCATTTCCTCACCGTGTGCCTCCGCAGGAGCGATATGCGGCTTGCCGGGAACACGACCGCCTCCTCGCTTTGCATGACCTTTCTCCAGCAGATGTGCAAGCTGGTACCGGTCTTTGGAATGCGCAGTCATTTCCAGTGTATGGCTGTTTTCCTTCGTTTTCTTGGTCGCCCAGCTTCGTGCATATTTGCCGGTACGCTTTGGCGCGTGGTCGGAGATTTCCTTCCTTACTTCGGTTGCAGTCTTTCGGACTGCTTTTTTCATTTCTGTATCTGCAAGGTCGGCGTATTCCGTCAGTCCCCGCATGATCTCAGCCGCCATATCGTCAATCGAAGTCATCCTGTTCACCAGCCCTTCGTGTACCCGCCGTGATTTTCATATAATCCAGCGATTTATAATTCGGCAGCACACCGTCAATGTTATACACCAGACCACGGAAGCGCAGCTTGTGCGTCGTGGGATTGATCCTGATGGTATCGGGTGTCTGCCGGACAATAAATTCCAGCGATACGCTTTCCTTCGTCACGCCTGCATCGGTCGTTTCCGAAGAGCCTTTCACGGACACGGCAGCCCAGCAGGAGAAAACTTCCTCCCACCGGGCTTTGTGGTTGCCGATGCCGTCTATCTTCGTGCTGTGTTCGAGCAGGGCGATGCGCTGGTTCAGCGTTCCGATCTCCATCAGATCACCCCTTCCCGCTGCGCAA